TGACGTATCTAATATTCGCCAAATCTTTTTAAGCATTTTTTGTTGCTCTCCTGCCACATTTAGAAGCATACTAAGGACATCAGCCATGCTTCCTGAGTTAAGACTGTCAAGTGAAGCCATACCTCTTTTGGATACAACCCCTTCGCCAAACTGCATAGCTGCATATCCATCCTCACCACTTGGAACCATGAGGCCGTCAACAATGCCGCCCCTTGAATAATGTGAACCGGGTTCATCCCCTGCATAAATAGTGTTGGGTATATGGGCATCCGGTAACGATAAGGTGTTTAAATGGGACATTAAAGCATTGAAGGTTCCCATCTGATTGTAATTGGCGAATGCGTTGGACAGGTCATGCCCATACAGTTCTTCTCTCTGGGTAAAGAATTCATCGATATAATCCCTGGCCTGTGTTGAAGTAATCCCGGCTTCTGCTCCGGCTGCTATACTAAAATTAAACCCCTCATTACTTTTCACCCCGCCATCATATAGATGGTGGTTTTTACCCTGGAACCTCACGCCTTCATCAGTATTTTCACCAAATAAATCATTCAAAAGTAAACCGGCAGAAAGAGCAACCACTCCCAGACCGGGAGCCATACCAAGCAAACCTGTCAGTGAAGAACCCCCTGCTGCTGCTGTTCCACCCAATTGACCCGCACCGATACCGCTTGCAATACTGCCGGTTGAAATCCCTGCTGCTGTCCCTGCTGCTGTTGAGCCGCCCAGCCCCAGCCAACCGGCAACCGTGTCAACACCACTGCTGATTGCCCCACCAACACTCGACACTACACCCGTTCCACCACTGGCAGCACTCGCAGCAGCACTGGCGGCACCTCCTGCTACACTGGAAGAGCCACCAACCCCGAGAAAACCAGCTGCCTGAGTCATGACCCACTGTGAAGCCATCTCACCCAATATGGAAGTGAAAGATTTGAGCATGGAATCCAGAAAGGCATCCCAAATATCTCCCAGGTCTTCTATATCACCTTTGATGATTGCGTAAAAACTATCGTCAAAAGCGGTTGCCATATTTGCTGTCATGGATTGAACTATTGAAACACCTTGGGCCGCCCATGTTGTAAAGTCTATAGAATTATTGGCAAGCTGCAACCGGACACCGTCAAAGAAACTATCAGAATCAAGTATCCGTTGATCAACTAATTTTTTGTGTTCTGCATTAAACCAATCCTCAACAAGGAGGGCATCAACACCCATTGCAGCATAATCTTCTGCCCGTTTATCCAGGATGCCTTTATAATAATCGTAGCTTTCCTGCCCCCTGAGATCGAGTTCTCCATACATATCTGCCGTGGCTGAAGCAATGGAGGCGGCTGTCCGTTTAGCCTCTAATTCTTGTTTTTCATAATTTTGAACCACCGTTTCAGCATTTTCCATACTGGCGGCATCTGCCCTGTGAAACATCCTCAACATATTAACTTCTATTTCTTCGTATGTTGTGGCGGCATCCTGTTCAACTTCATCGTTGGAATCTTTAATGGTATTCGTGGTTGCAATGACCGCATCTCTTTTTTTGCGTTCAGACTTGACAAATTTTTCAGAGGCAGGGACAGTGGCATCACCTACTTTTTTTATCTCAGTAACAGCAAAACCCAATACGTCATTAATAACATTAATACTACTGGAACCCTCTGCCCCAAGTTCATCAATTTTATCAGCAGAGGATTCAATTTGATCATCCCAATACCTCATATTTCTTTTAATGTCACGAATCGCACCGTCAAATTGTGTTTCCATCCAAGGTACCGCATCAGCAATCTTGTCAAGTCCTTCCAGTATTTTAAGCGTACCATAATTAATACCTTTTGCAAATTGAGCATAGGCTATTTTCAGGGTTTGCCAAATCATTGACCACCCTTTAAAAGCATCAGATACAAATCCAGCACCCACAATAATGGCTTTGAAGCTGAACGAGGCAACCTTCACAAACGTATCAGCCCAATCGACAATCACGGCTTTAGTCTGGCTCACAAAATTTGTGGCAATTTTAAAGGCATCCCGCAAGTCGGTTTCCATTACGTCATAGATGGATAACCCGATTTCACTAACGGCAGAAAAAAACACTTTTTGCATATTCTCTGTGGATTCCCGCATAACTTCGGCTGTCTTTTGGGTGGCGCCCTGGTTGTTGACAAGTTCTGTTGTGAGGGTTTTAACAGCGTCAACATTGTTCATCAGGGTTATTGCAGATTTTACTGCGATCATGCCAAAATGTTCTTTGACTTTGCCTGCATCATATTCACGGTTCTTCATTTCCAGTAAGACTTCATTAAGAGAGGCACCTTCAATGCCCATATCTTTTGCCGCCTTTTGAGCCCGCAACATGACCTGCCGTAAATCTGTACCGGCATCACTGGCCTTAATGCCTGAGTTTGCCAAAACACCCAGATAACCGGATGTTTCTTCAACTGAATATCCCATCTGTGCGGCAACAGGAGCAACATATTTGAATGATTCGCCCAACATCTGGACATTGGTATTGGCCCTGGTTGAAGTATTGATAAATGCATCAGATAATCTGGTCAGTTCAGATGTTTCCATACCAAAAGCTGACATGGTATCAGTGACAATATCAGATGCCGTTGCCAGATCCATTTGTGCAGCAGTTGCAAGATCCAGCATCCCTGGCAAGGCGCTAATGGATTGCGTAACATCCATTCCCGCCATTGACATAAATCTTAAAGCCTCTGCACTCTGTTGTGCAGACCATTCCGTTGAGGCCCCCATCTTACGGGCAGCAGCTTCAAGCTGTTCATACTCAACTCCGTTTGCCCTGGAAACGGCTTGAACCGTTTTCATCGTTGATTCAAATGCCATACCCTGTCTGGCAACCGCTACAAAGGCTGTTCCAAGTGCTGCGGCTGCGGCTGTAGCGGCTGCAATAGGAACTGCCAAAGATGCCATGCTGACAGATGCTTTTTCTGTGGATTTGTCGGCACCGGTCATAGTCTTATCAACCGTCTTGCCAAAATTCCTTATTTTGACAGAGCCTTTGTCATCAACAGTTAAGACTGATTTTAAATCTTTAGACATTTTTGCTCTTTCGTATTTCTGTTAGCGCGTGTATCACTGCATTGGCCTTATCCCAGAACAGCGGTTTCTGGTGCTCATCAATCCCGAAATCATTTATCAGGTTTGAAATTAAAATCATTTGGGGTTCACCCTGGATGAACAGACCCTGGAGGCAGTTTGAAAAGACATACATAAAATCAATGTTATACTCTGCCAGTATCTTAACAACCCCTCTTTTACAGGTTGAAACATGAGGAACCCCCTTGCATTCTACTTTTACAAATCCGTCTTTAACGGCTTGTCTGCATTTGGAGCAGGTGTCGCTTCTGCTGTCGAATCGCCACCTGCTCCAACTTGCAAATTTTCAAGTTCGCCTTTTACACGGGTTTCAAAATTAGTATTATAGCCATACACAAATCCGGCTATGCCGCCCAAGTTATGATCAAAAATCAGTTCTTTCACATCGTTGGTATATGGAATTTCCTTACCGGATCCATCGTTCAGACCCTTCCAGCCCATTAATGAATACATATAAATTTTCTTGCGCTGTTTCCCTGTGACCGTCAACTCCCGACCTGAAGAAAAAACAATATCGTTCCGGCCGGTGGGATATGGCCTTAATTTAAGTTCGCAGTCCTCAAAATCCACCCATTTAGATTTATAAGTCTCTTTTGAAATATTTAATATCATGTTGCACCCTTATAGCTGATTGATCCTTCAATAGTAAAATCCAATGACTCCTTGACCGTTTCACCAACAGAAGCAGTCACTCCCTCGCCTGTAAAAATTACCCATGCTCTGAAATGGTCCCCGGTCTGATCCTGGTCAACATCATACGAAAACAATTCCAGAAAAAAGAATTCCTTGTTGGTGATGCCGTCAAGGAAAGCTGCATCCCCGATAAAAAAAGCGGCAGCCGATCCACTTCCCCCGGCCTGACCCACTGTGTAACTTGTCCAGGCTTGCCCCATATAGCTTGCGTTTGATGTATCAACTGATATGTTCAGGTTCCAATCTGTCAGATATCCGACTTTAGTCAGTTCCGATTCCGCATAATAACAGTCAGTTCCTGTAACAGTGACTTCGCCAGTGATGTTTTCATCAAAAATGGCGGACCCGTCTGTATAATTGATACTTAAAACAGATGCCCCACCAGAATCGGTAAAGACCGGCGGGTTATTGGGATCAAGTATCCGTTTCGCTGAATCAGTAATCTGCGCCCTTTCTGCTACTTCACTGCAGGCTTCTGCTGCCAGGCTGCTTGCCGTTGCTGTAGGCCGCAACCGGTATAAAGCACCATGTCTTCCGTGTTGAGGTGTTGCTGCCATGATCTACCCCCTTATGCTGTTGTAAGTGCCAATGCACCATCACCCAGAAAATCAAATGAACAGTTCACGGTATCACCGACAGAAGTCGTAATAGCAAAACTGGTCAGAAAAATATTACCGGCAAAATAGTCAGCAGTGTCTTCCAGCATAAATTTAATATCTGTCAATTTTGTGCCAGGCGATGCTGTTACAATGTTTGTAAGTAATGCCATCTGTTCCGTATTCCCTGCAACAAAATGGTACGTCATTGAACCTGTCCAGCCAGTTTGCCCGATAACCGCATTCTTCCACGCCTGCCCCTGATAGCTGGCATTAGATGTGTCCACCGAGACATTAATAGTCCAATCAACTGAATATTCAATCAATGTACTTCCATCGTCTATCCTGCATACTCGCCCATGAATGGGTGCTGTGTTTCCTGCCATTTTTATTTCTCCTTTTTATCTGGTTTTGACCGGACTTTTAAAACCTTGTTATCCAGGTCAACAATTTCCACTTTTACATCTTTACAATCCATGCAATCAGGAACCATGTTCTTCAATCCCACCTTGCATTTTTTAGCCTTACATTCCATTTTAAATATACCCTTATATGTTCTCATATAACCCCCAAGTTATGAAAATAACTAATTTGAATTTCCATATCAAAAAATCCAAAACTATCTTGAACTCCCCCTTCATAAAAATTTGTATTGCCTATAAATGTGTTACTACTATATGAATTATATGTTGAGTTGTGCAGCACCTTTTCCACATCAGCAACAAGTTTATCCAGATTGTCATAATCGTTTACTCTTGCTTCTACCGGCACAAAACCCCAAATATGTATCTCCAGTCTATCTTCAGACCCACCCTGATATGATTCGTCAACCTTGTTGGCAGTCTTAAATATTGCTAATCCTGGCAGGTCTGCTGGAGAAAAATCATCCAACCCCCTGACACCGCGCATCACCTTGACCACTTGGGATTGAAAAGAGTTACTTGTCGTAATATTTTCAAGCGTGGTTTTTAGGCTGTCTAAAATCGTGTTCTGTTTGGATATGGTCATTTTTTATTCCAGTATTTATAGATTTCATCTTCAATCAGCCGGGCAGTATCCAAAAGGTTATCTTCTAATGCCGGTCTTAAGAATGGCCTTGCCTTCATTATCTCTATGCCGTAGTCATTCCTGGTGCCATATTCATGATACAGACCATATTCGACAGATGTGCTTAGTTGCCCTGAGACACTACTGGTCCTTGAAAAAACCCTTTTTTTTAAACTCCTTTTTAAATCGCCTGACCTGCTCCTGATTGATGCACCCCCTGACATATATTTTTGCTGGGCGGTTTTTTTGGCTTTGGTCATTGACTTTCCCATACCTGACCTGATAGGCACTTTTAAACTGGTGGGAATCTTATCTGACCGAGCTTTTATGAATTTTAGTTTAAACATTTATTTTCCTGTGCATGGAGGCCATGTTTTTAAAATCCGATAGCAGGTTAATCTCATTGTATTTTCCGTCTTTATTATATGAAATTGTACCGCCATCCCCCATTGACATACTTGACACATGCCACCTTTTCTCTGTGGCTTGCAGATACCAATGCCCAACCTGCCTAATTAACGTCTGCTGTAACCAATCGGGACATGTTGAAGAGGTATAACCAGCCGTAAATTTGACCCGTACATTTTGATAGCCTGCGGGAAAATCACCAACAACCCGGCCAGTTATCTCGTCAACCGTAATATCTTCCAGATATTCATCAGGGGTGTATAAATCTATATATCCGTCTGCACAACTTTTTCCCCAGGCAGGCAGTAATTCTGTAGATGCAATATCACCCATGTCTGTATAAGCTTCTGCTGACCAATTACTACCAAGGGCATTAATGGCAGCTGTAACCGTTGTTATAGTTGTATATGATGAAAAAGTGATGGAAGAGTCACTGCTGCCATTTAATGTCAATATGAGACCAGTTGAGTTAATAGAGATAGAAGCAGTTGCACCTGTGGTTGTATTCTTGATTTTAAACGCCTGGTCAAAGTCAACCGCAATATTTGTGATAGCTGTAACAGGATATTGACCCAAGAACAAAACACCATTTCCTGAACCATCATATGATTTGGAATACTCAGTGCTTGCCCATGTTCTGTTTGTCATTTCATCCCAAACCGATTCTATTGAAGAAATCAGCCAAAGCAAAAGCGGGTCAAGCTTGTTGCTGCTTATGGTTAATTCACTTTTAACTTTATCTAAAGTTATCATGCTTACACCTATTCATTTTATTGCCTTTTTCACAATTATAATCTTTGCATTTCTCAGGTCTATTATCATATATTTTACATAAATTAGATGCCCTGTCAAAATGTACACAAGGTGCAACAATCCTTAATGTCTTATTATTATCTTTAAATATAAATGTGTTCGGTCTTGTCTTTTCAAGGAAATCAATAAAGTCCTTATCAAAGCTATTGTTTTTCATCTTAACGCTTGTAAACAAACAACAATCCCCGCATTTATTGCATTCGCTCATGGCCTTACCTCAACTCTACATCCTGCACTTATTCTCAGTTGTAACAAACCGCTCAAATCTTCTGATACTGTCCAACTAATAGAATCATGATCTTCTGCTTTTAATATAATTGGTTGTAAATGTTCTGCCCTTATTGTAACAAAGCTGTTTGTTCCGTCACTGCCTTGTGCCGTTATTTCTGTGTGAGGTAGCTGTAACAAATCCAGAATGCCTTTAATCGTTTTGGTAAATATTGTTTTGCCTTTTTGCTCTCGTCTATAATCAATCCCTGACGTTAATGTTTCACCAAGCATTTTGTTATAAGCAAGATT